GCTGTTGAGTCAAGGCGACGGAAACCGCTTGAGCACTTTGATCCTGACTACCCAATGGCTTACCCGCGATAACGCCTACACCCGTAACGTTCAGACCGAGTACTACATCGGCACTGGCGCATCCCTCAGCGATACCACAGTGGAACTGCGTTTCCGCTCAGCCATTGACAGCGTGGTTTCCAATTTTCCCGGTCGTACACTGACTCAAGCATTGGTTGGTCCATTACCATTGGATTCGCAGCTGTATCTCCAATGAATCTGAACGATTTGATTGGACTGACCTATGGCTGGAACCACGCCCCCGGAGATGGCAGCGGCAAGACCGACTGCTTCCAATTGGCATGTGAAGTCAGACGTCGCTTGGGAATGTCCGACTACAGCGAGCGATTTGCCTGGGTCTACACCGAATTTTTAGACGAACAGTTTAACCGTGCAAAAATTGCTCGCTGGTTACTCCAGTGCGGTAACCGCCTCGAACTTCCAATACCTGGAGCAGTCCGCTTACTACCAGTAAACGAGGGAGCAGCCTTGGCTACTTACTTGGATGACGGCACTACGATATTCCTAGGCCCTAGTGGAAGCGTAATCCGCACACACGTTTTGGATAGCACCGGCTACTGTTTTTGGATGAACCCATGACTCGCAAACTGCTTCCTTACGAATACGATCTGATTGAAACTTTAGGCGTGACAAAAGAAGAGTACCTTGAATTTTTGGCAGTACAGCAAATATATGTAGATCCTAAAGAAGGAACAATTCTAGATATTAGAAATGACCCCGGAACAATTGTCGCCATTGTTTTGGCCGTTGTTGGATTGTTGGCGCAAGTTGTGTCCATTCTGCTGGCACCAAAACCTAGACTCCCATCTACTACACCAGAAGCCTTTGGTCAACGTCAAACACGCGACCAACGCTTTTCCCCACGATTTGGTTTCAATAGCCAACAGGAATTGGCTAAATATGGCGATCCCATCAACCTGGTTTATACAGACACCGGCATCAACCCCAACGGTGGTGTCCGGCTGGCAGCCTCGTTGATCTGGTCAGCCGTTCGCAGTTACGGCTCCACTCAATTTGTCCAGATGCTGATGATGCTTGGAGCTGGTGGCATCAAATCTATCAACATTAGCAAAAGTGCCTTTGGCCAGACAGCACTATCTGACATTACGGCAGAAAACAAATGGTTGTACTTTAGGCCCAATGGCACTGGGGCACTGCAATGGGCCGACATTACCGGCGCTCAGTCTACAGAAGATCCAACACTATACGGAACATCAACTAATAATCCATATCGCATCCAAACAACATCTGAAAATGTACGTAGCGATGGTTTTAGCCAAGCCTATTCACCCGCCACTCAAAACAGCATTGGTATTTACGGCGTAGTGCCTGTCAATGTTGAGGTGTACCAACGCAACGAAGCTGGCGATAAAGAAGCTGCTCCACTTGGCATTGAGGCATCGTGGAACTGGTCAGCAACACAATCTGTAGCAGTAGGTTTTGAGTTTACTGTTACAATTAAAGCCACAAATGCAGATGTTAATGATGTAAACACACAAGCACAAGAAACTCGACGTGCTTTAGCAAGTACTTTTGATGATAGCGGATTATTTAAATTAGGTTCTGCAAAGTTTCGTGTTAAGTCAGTGAACGTTGGATCTCCAGACGAACAAGATATGCTTGTCAAATTAGTTTGTATTGAACAGGGTAACGCCCCCATACTTGCATACGAAGATCAAAGTATTGAAAGTGACCAAACGCGATTTAAAAATTCAGTACTTAATAGTGCCGAATACACTGGCGCAACTAAACTAACAAACGACGCATATAATGCCGACCAACGCCAACGTAGATATATTAATCGATCAGGACGTTATGCGGTATACGCATACCGAAAATATTCTTACGAAGAGGTAATGACAGGTGATGGTATTTACAGTGCTAGGTATGCAAGACAGGAAAGATATAACATCACATTCTTTACTGGGTACGGAAAAGATCGCAATTTTACGCCAAGTGAAAAAGCGGCATACTATACCTTAATACGTCTAAACAATTTAATTGCTACCTACGAGTCGAACGATTATTTTTACACTAAGGCTCTAACTCGTTTTGAGGAGGCTTCGTACCAGACATTGCAGCCTTGTCACATTGTGGATCTTGCTATCAAGAGCAATGTATCCAAACAGCTTTCGGGACGTCAAGAACGCTACGGCTCGCAAAACAGAAAAGGTTACCCAGCCAGCGACAACGGGTTTAAAAATCGCACCAGTCTGTTTCTACTCCAGTACAAAACTGCTGGTGGATCCTTTGCCTACGTCCCTGGAATTTTTGCATTAAGCAGAACCAACAACATTGAAAACTTCAATTACATTAAATTCAACAGTGGCAAAACTGCTGTTGCAGATGCCAAATTTTGGCAGTTCAAGCTGGAACCTGTAGCAGATCCACAGTCAGAGCTTGCCAAACATCCAGAATTGCGTGGATCCAACGGTCAGGTTGCTTACTTGTATGTAGAAAATTCTGGTGTTGCCGTTACTCAATCTCTACCTGATGGCGCATCTATTCAATTTACTGGTCGTCTAATCAATAGCCCTAGCGGTCTGCCACCACTAAACGAAAATCCTAGTGGCCTTAATGAGTGGGACTTGTTCAACCTTGACTCAGATAACCAGCTGCAATTTTCATTTGACAACGGTCCCGAAATGTCATTGACCTGCGTTACAGAACAACTGCTGCAACCATTTACCGATTACCCGCAGCTGTACAACGACTTGAATTTGGTTGGCTTCAACGTATTTTCAGGCCGCAATCTCCAGGACCTGCGTAGCTTTACAGCTTTTGTATCTCAAGGCAGAAACGTAAAACGCTTGCGTACCAGTGGTGTAGACGAGAACAACACTCCCTGGGGAGAAACAGGCTATTTGTACATGCCCCCTAATGCAGATGGCGCAACCTGTTATGCCCCTGACATTTTCCTTGATTCCGTGCTCGATCCCGACGACGGCATCGGCAAGTACGCCGTTATTGATGGCATCAATGTCGAGCAGCTAGCTCGCACCAAAAAGTTTTGCGAGGTGAACAAACTGTTCATGGATGGCGTTATTGCAGATCCCACCAGCTGGCGCGAGTTCTGGGTGCAGGCAGCACCATTCAGTTTGCTGGAGTTTGCACGTATTGGCGGTCGAGAAACCCTACTTCCAGCCGTCCCATACAACCCCAACACAGGGGAACTGCAACGCCAAATCAGCATCACAGCTTTGTTCAACCAGGGCAACATCCTTGAGGACAGTTACAAGGAAGAGTATCTGGACTATGGCTCCAACGTCCAAGACCTAATTGCCTCGGTCATCTACCGCGACACTGACATCAACGGCACGTTTGCTCGCAACAGAACCTTGGAAGTCAAATTGAAAGATGCCTCGGACATCGATGCTATCCGCCAGACCTTTGATCTTTCCCAGTTTGTGACCACAGCCAGACAGGCAATCCTGTACGCCAAGTTGCTGTGTAACCTGCGCCGCCACGTTCGCCGCGCCATCGAGTTCCGCACCTTCCCGACCCAGGACCCCATTGCACCTGGCGCATTTATTTATCTAGACATCGGCCAGAATGCCTGGAATGGAATCCGAACAGGCGTCGTTGGCCCTGGCGGCAGCTTGAACGTCCCGCTGGACAACAACCTGCCCGACGGTACCTACAAATTTCTGCTTTACCGCAGCGGCAACGGTGTTGTCAGTATTGAAACCACCGTGGCCGGTAATACGGCCAACGCTTTGGCTACCTACGACGGCTGGTTATTTGTGCTTGGAACGCAGGTCAACTCAAAGCGGATCTTCAGAGTTAGCGAAGTCCAAATGGATGAGGAGGGCGAAATCACCGTGCGAGCCAGTGAGTATCCCTGCGACACCAACGACAATTCACTAATCGCTGATTTCAGCGACGCTTTATTTACTGTGACAGGGGCGCTAAGCTAAAGCAAAGTTAGGTCCCACAAATGGCGTTTTACACAGGTCGCACTGGCGCCTTAT